ATCAAAGTGAAAGATGTGACGATGCGGAGTTGCTAGAAAGCTAACATCATACTCATCACCTGTTGCCAAGCTAGGGTCTGTTGCAGCCTGCGGGTACATATGAATACCCTCTTTTTGAAACGTGACGAAAATCATTCGTTCAGCATTGTTACGAACACGAACACGTTTTTGCAAATGTTCGAAATCTACTTGGTCCATTTCTTGAGTCATTTAATAATCATCCCTATCTAAATCTACAGTTTCATGGTCATGTTCCCATTGAAGTTTACGCATGTTAGATAATTCTTTTTGATACTTAGCTTTTTCATCTAGTAATGAACTAGTATCCTTAGTACCTTTAACACGTTCAATACGTTCGTCAACCAAACGTAAACTATCTTCTAAAAAAGCAATTCGCTGTTTATACATATTAATCTCCTAAAATCTCTAACATAGCATCATCACTATCTTCAATGATTTCTTCAAATTCTGGCTCATCTTCTACAACGTCAAATAATTTATCAAACATAGTCATAGCATTAACAGTTTTTTTACCACTTATACCTTGACTACCTGATTGAAATTGTTTCCAGTAAGTATCGTGATAATTAATCAAATCAATGGATTCTTGTTTAGTTTTCTTAGAAAAAATTTCATCAACTAAACTTGTAAAAAATCTATCACCCTCAAATTTATGAACAATCATCTTTGGAACTACACCTGTTTCATATCTACGATTAGCTTCCTGTACAGCATGAATATGCTGATATACATTGTGACTTTGTAATAGAGTATAACTCAATGTGTCCCAACTTGTTTTTGTTTCTTTACCATGTTGTCCTATGAAACCTTGTCCCCTGTAACACAAGTCCCTAAGTAACATTCTATCAGTTACGGGGCTATCTGTAAACAGTTTATGGATACCTTCAGCCAATACAGCAGTACTGAATTTGCGAGTGTCGTTTGCATACGACTTTTTCTCCGCAGTTTTTTCCATGCTATAAGACCACTTCTTGCCATGTTCAATACTTGTGTTGAAATACGCAAGACCTTTAGCCGCACTAAAGAACGGGCTAGCACAGTCAAATGTAATCTGAAGTTTTGGGTTATGATATTTACGGATAGCTTTTTGAATATCAGTAAACAACACAGCATACTCTAAGATACTAGTACCCAAACAGTGAATTAAATCATGCTTGCCTTCTTGCAACAAACCATCATGGATGATATCAATCATGCGAGTTAGCATTAAGTGAATATCAATCTTGTTCTGTCCGCCAAACGCCCAACCATTGAAATGATTGTTTGGGTAGATGTTTGAGTCACAGTACTTTTTCATTTCATTATACCAATCTTCTGATTGAGTATGATTACGACCTTGCAATACGTTTAAGAACTTGCACTCACCATTGCGATTGTTAATAAAGTATTCATTGTTAATATGAGTAGCAGTAATAGCTTCCTCAATCGTACTAATACCATGAGCTGATGTTTTAGTCTTTGGGTCTTGAATATGAAACGTAGTCAATGACTGACTTGGAATATCTAAACACATACCATAGTCCATGTATGTATCCATCCAATTCAATACTTGCTTGCGTTTTTTCATAGCACGTGGGCAGTTAGGATCCTTCCAATCAGCAGGCCATTGGCATTTCAAAATTTGAAATCCACCACTATCACCCAACATGAATGTACCCTTTTCACGTTTGCGAATAATACTTTCATTATGGTCGTCAACCGTTGTATCCAAGTTAGCATGACCTGCTGAGTACAAGCCCCACTTATAATAGTACAATCCTTCTTTGCTATTAAGAAAATTTAATTTCTCTACATCACCATTGAAACCTTGAGGTATACGTGCTTGGTCAAAGTAAGGTTCACCTTCACGTTGTTTACCCAAACCAGCAATATAAAAACTACTGACTGCAGGTAAAAACAATGCCCAGTCTTGCTTGTGACTATTTGATAAGTTAACTTGTTCCATTAATATCCCATTGGCGTAGTTTCAGGTTTTAGTAAAATTTGAACCATGCGTAGCTGTTCTTCTTTTTGTTTAATTTGATCCACTAAGTCTTTTACAACAGGATTATTTTTTGCTAAATCTGCTAGGTGTGTTTCTTCTTGTTTCTTTGTCCTAGCCCAGTTAAGCAATGATTCTGCTTCCCCATCAAGTTGAATCATTGGTGTATAAGAATACATTGTTTGCCACGTTGAACCATCAAACACTTTAAATTGTTGTGTGTCAAAGTCAAACAGTGTGTCACCCATTTTACCATTACTAGCAGAATAGCTTTTGGGAATATGCATTGAAGTTCCACCACTAGCGATAAGATACCTTCCCACTGTTATACTTTTAATCATTTTGTATTTGCTGGAAGTAGATATGTGTAAACTGCAAGACCGCTGTCAACTGTAATTTCTGCGGCACCTGCATCACTGATACGAACTGTCTTATCACCAACTAAATCTAAGATAGCAATAAATTGTTTAACGGGCCACTTCCATTGTTTAGTTAGTGTGCCTGTTACACCTGAGTGAAACACAAAGTTACCACTGTGTGTACTTGGGTCACCAAAATAAATCTTTAAGTCACCGTTTTCAGTTTTAGCTACAAAAGTAGTTTCTTCACTGTTAGCCTGACTTTGTTTTTTCAAACGCAAGATACCTGGAACTGTGGGTTCAAAATCAATGTTCCAATTGGCACCTTTGAAAGATACAGTCTTAACTTTTTCTTCAACCATAGTCTTAAGCATAAGGCGATAATCATTTACAAAGTCACCAGTCTTTGTTTCAAAGTGAATTGTGCTAGGAACTGCAACACCATCACGTTGTGTGTTAGTCACATTGATATTAGAATGTTCATCATATTCATCAAAGCCAATAATTGTTTTTAGTTTACCTAAATTAGGCATACCAAATGTGCCGATAAAATCTGCAATAGGGTTTTTAAACTTACCACTGATAATAACGCTTTTGTTTTCTGCTACAGCATTGATAGTAGTCTCTGTTGCAGTGCCTGTGACTTTGATAAGTTCAATATCACCCAGACCATATGTATGGTCAATTAAATCTTTTAAATAATCTTTCATGTTTTTCCTTTGTTTGTTACTACTATATTTAGGTAGTTGTAGAGTGTATTATGATGGAATATATTGCGTAAGTCAAGTATCAATTTAACCAAACGTAAATAAATCATCAAATGTTGATTTTGTGTTTGTACTAGTTCTAATGTCCCAGCTTAACACGCCCAATAAGTTATCAATCTTTTCATCGACCAATGTTTTTTCCATTTCATCATCATCAAATGGTAATTCAGTAAACCAAGCTGGCAATCTAAGTTCGTCAGTTGGATATGCAACACTTGTAAAGCCTAATGGATTACTTTTAAGTTTGCAAACAATAACCTTCATACCATCAACAATTTTTTGACTATATTGGTCACCGTTTACTTTGCGTAGATAATTGTAGTTCAATGCCGCACGAACGTGACCGGGCATATTCTCACGACCTTTTTTACTGTTAGCTTCCTTCTCACCGTACATAGTTAAATTGTTAACTGACTTTGGAGAGCCCTTTGTCCAACTTTCTTGTGCAGAAAGAATTCGTTTAAAGTCTTTGATACGTTCAACAACTTCTTCACGACCTTTGCCATCTTGAATAACCATGCACAATACATCCATTAAGAATTCCTGTACATACTTAGGTGTATCAGCACGTTTCAAGTCAAGACCCATAGCCTTAACGTCACCCTTTTTACCATCTTTATCTTTGCGCTTACCCTCTTTATCAAAGATATTGATAGCATAACGTTTCTTTGTAATAAAGATACTACGGTCGCCAATCAGTTCACGACCAGCTTTAATGATTTCACCATTCTTGCGAGGTGCATGAAACGCACGTTCCATGAATGCAGGAAAACTTTCATTAGCCTGTTCAGCAATACCATCATATAAACCAATGCAGGTTTCTTTATCCCATGTTAATTCTTTATTTTTGATTTGCTCTTTAAGCGATGGAAACGCAGTAAAATAGCAACTATCAGTATCACCGTATACAATTGCTTCCCCTTCGTGTGTGTAGTTACCCGTCACAGTTTGATTGATTTGGCTCATCATGTGACGAACAATTTGACGACCACTTAATGTAACACTTTGACCAATACGCTTGTCATAGAAACGACAGTGTTCATTTAATAGTGCGCCGTATGCACTGTTCAATAAAATCTTACGAACAAGTTGACGTTTATCCCAATAGTCACGATCCTCTTGTGTGGTAGATTCTTTAAGTTTTCTCTGCATATCTTTACGATCCGAGTACCATCGAGTTAATAGTCCTGGGACTACACCTTCTTTTTCGTATGTAAAGATTGTGCCATTAGCACTTAACATCCAAGGCTTATGACTATCAAAAATTAATTTCCATATCTCTGCCGCACTATATTCTTCACTGCGACCATCTTCATAGTCAAGTGTAAGCATAGTACCGCGTTCTTGGTTCATAATAGCAGTATATTCTAAAGCACCAAACAAGTTTTCCCACAGAATACTACCTGTAACCGCATCATCACCATCTTTGTGGCGTTTTTTCTCTGATGCAAGTCGCAAGCCTTTTTCTTTCATGTAGTTTTCTGTAAGAGTCTGCCTAACTTGACCGACGATTGTTTCACCGGCCATGTTGAGGGCCCTAATAACCGAGGGATAGAGCGAGTTGATGTCAACTGCCCCGACCCATTCATGTATTCCCTTTTTGGGAGTAGCAACATAGGCACCTGCCGCTTGTTGTTCGTCTGCATTTACACTTCTCCTTTTTTTGTCTGGAACTACTAAACCTTGTTCGTGTGCTTCATTGAAAATTGCCATTTCAATCATAGCTACAGAACCCATTACTGTTGGCAGTAATACTGTATTCTCATGAGCCAGCTGATTTGCTAGTTCTAAGAATTTAAGTTTATTGTGAATTTTAACTAACAACATAGTATCCTGACGATTGTATTCAATAAACTTGTTAAAGTCTTTGTTATACAATTGGTCAAGTGTACCTTCGTATTGTGTTTTATTTTCTCCTACTTCCATCTCACCAATAGCATCTAACTTATATGAGTGGCGACTCTCATAGTTATATTTCTTGTAGAGTTGTAAGTAGTCTAAGTGAATGCGTCCAACTAAATCGTATGTTTGTTCTTCTTTACCAAAACGCTCATACGTTCTTGGCTTAGGAAGTTGACCTAACAAACAAAACTTGCGTGTGTCATCCTTACTCATCACACGTGTGACACGATTTACCATGTAGGGTATGTCGTATCCTTCACTGTTCCATCCAGTCAATACATCAGCATCTTCAATCAGTTGAAAGAAAACATCAAACATATCCTTTTCATTCTCAAAAAGAATAGCATTGCTAAACTCAGCTACAATTTCTTGTGCCGTTTCTGGACTCATGTGCTTTGGCGCAACAACCAATGTAACCAATGTTTCTTGCCAATCCAAATACAATGAGATAGCAGTCACTGGATTGAATGGATCAGTAGTAGGGCTGAAACCTTTAACAGGATCAAAGTCTACCTCAATGTCAAAGAAACATGTGTGTAGTTTGGGTGCGTCAACTTTAAGATAGTTTTCACTGAGACAACGAAAGACTACATTGATATCACTTTCAAATAAGGTTTTATTTGAATGAATGCGTTTTTCTTTTTCAAACTCTTGACGCTTTCGTGTACTAAAACGTGAGACTGGATCGCCATAGATGCTACGATACTTTCCCTTGTTGTCGGGATAGTAAAATACATAATTGGCAGGGAATTCGTTGAAGTGACGTTTACCGTCACTACCACGTTCAACTACGAAAATTCTGTCGTTATCCCTGTTATGGATAGCGTCTACATAACTCAAAGTGTTTTGCCCACAGTTTCTAGGATGTTGTTTAGTTCTTCATTGTCGGCGTTAGTCTGTGTTAGACTTGCCTTATGTGCAATGCGTATTGCTTTTTTGAGTACGGAAGGCTTTACTTCCAATTCTTCGGCGATTGCCTTTACGGTGTCTGCAAGACCCTCATTCAATGTGTCAACTTCTTGCATGACTGCCATGCCTTCGTTGATTAATTGGGTAAGTTTAATCTTTTGTTCACCTGTAAACATTTTTGCTGTCATATATAAACTCCTGTGAAGTAGTTATTATACATGAGCCGCGTAACAAAGTCAAACTTTTTACGCAATAAAGGTTACCTTTATTGAAATATTTCGTGGTGCTCTTTGCCAAATATCTTCATATACTTACCTGCAAGCACATCGGCCATGACTTCAATTGGGCTACCTGGGTAGCTATCGCCCGGTTTAATCATGTTCAATTCACCCTGACGGCAGTGTACCAATTCATGGAATACAGTACGCATGATATCTACCATATTGCGATTTTTTGCATATACCCAAACTGAGTTTTCACCCTCTATGTGTAGCCCCGTATGATGCCCTTTTTGAGCCTTTTCAGTATCATAGCTAAAGATGATTTTGGGTATAGTTTTTAAGTGCAGTTTTTGAGCAGTCCATTTAATGAACTTTTCCATGATTGGGTCATTATTTAAATCACCCTCATCAAGTTTACCTTTAATCCAATTATCAGGTGTTCTTTTGTATTTCTTAACAAATAGATTGTGTAGTGCTTTTCCTGTGATACCGTGCTTTGCTGATATTTTTTTCATTAACCTATCAATGGTATCATAGTCATGTTTTTGTAATGACGGTAAGGTTTTGGCCAATTCATCGGCTGCGGATTCGGTAATAATTTGATATGATTTCATTAATATATTTATCAAATAATTGCTCACTTTCGAGAACTTCGGGCACGACTCCTATCTCCTCGGGCCAGCAGCCGGCCCACACTTAAATAACCATAAGGTCCTAAGGTAGTGTGTTCTTATATACACGCTGTTGAAAACTTTTCAAGTGTTTTACAAAATTTGCGTATGCTTTCATTATCAGTTTCTTTAATATGATATTTTTTTTGTTTATAATCTTCTGTGTCGGCCTCAGCCGAGTCAACATAACCACAATATACTTTTCTAATATTACTATTGTTTAGTAAATCTGTGCAACTATCGCCCTCTCGTTTGTCAGCCATTTTATTATGATATGTGCTACATGGACTTAATGTAGTAATACAAATACTACCCTCAGGTACTTTGCCGTATTTTGCTTCATACTTTTCAATAGCCGCACGTTCTGCATGTACTCTAGTGTAACCATCATTATAATGATTTAATGAATAGACTTTGTTATTATCAGGGTCAAGAATGCAACTACCCACAAAACCATAATAATCACGGTCTTTTTTCTGTCCGTCAACAATCATTTCACATAATTTTAAAAGAATGTTGTCTAGCTTTTTTTGGCTGTGAATTTTAAAATCAGATATTTTCATATAAATTAAGAGAATGTGTGTTAAATCTCTTTAATCTATTTATGAATTCGTTTGTCTTTTCTGTGATGATACCTGTCAACTGGTATGTAACTCTAGGGTTATGTCCGGCGTTTGCTGTGCTATGAGGTACATTCTGCCAATCAAATGTAGTCACGTCCCCTGCATGCCATTGCTGATGATTGTAATTACCATAACTCCAAAAATGTCCTTGTTCCCAATCAGTTAGTGCAACTTGAATACGCATAACTTTATATGGTTCTTCAGGACACCATTTTTGGAGTTTATCTAAATGTAAGTTCCAAACTTCACCTGGCATTTGAACATGCACTCGTTCCATGCAATCATCAAGTCCAAACAATTCAGTAATCATTTTTAATTTAGGTGGAATGTTCCAATTCAAATGTGTGATTTGATAATCACTACCATAACCAAATTTTTCTAAATCATAGTCTTCGCTTGCTAATTCTTCTTCTGGACGTGATTTGCCTTCTTGCCCACGTGTTCTCCATGTAGCGGGTTTTGCGTTCTTAATAATTTCTTCAACTTCTGGTTTAAAATCTGCTATGATTTTACCTAGTTTTTCTACTTTATCAAACATTGGATCGTTTTTGAAATTATCAAAGTGATACTTACTTTTTGCTTTTGAAAATTCCCAACTACTATTCATACTATGTCCTTTTATATTAATGTTACTCTTACATCAGATTGACCGTAGTCCTGAAAATATTCTTTAGGTGGTAACTGTATATTTAGCAATCTGCACAGTGCCTGATTAGTTAATGGTACTGAACCTTTACGCATAAGCATTGCCTTTGTGATACCTTCATTTTGCTCTTTAATAATCTTTGCCATTGTTTTAAGATTCTTATAATAATATGAATAGCTAGGATAAGTAATATCAAAATGACCACATTTAACCCACCAACCTAAACAAGCATCATCGGGTCTATGTACAAGGATAATAGGACATTCAGGCCAATACGTTTTTAAAAAATCAATTTGATTTGCAAACACATGACTTTTAATGATACGAATACCTTGACCTTTAAAGGGCCTATCAAATTCTGCTTCAATCATTTCTTTACGATAATTTTTTAAGTTATCGAATCCAGTTCCAAATTCCATGCCAGGATCAAAGTATGCACCTAAGTGCATTAAGTCCAACTTACCACTGGCATCATGATAGTAAGTGCGTTCATCACTATAGTCACTGTTATCAATATCAGGACTATAGTAGATGTTTTTAGTTACTGAACTCCATTTACTGCCTGGAGCGCCGGCTACAAATATATATTTCATTCTGGTTTAATTTTTCTTGCAAATGGTTGCCACTGTTCACGCAATCTATACATTGCCGCACGAACTCCTTCTGGAGTTTGTTCTTTTGGACTAATAAATATAAACTGCTCATCATATTGAGCCTTTGTTACTTTTGAATTAAGTGCAGGGATAAATGTATCGTGATACCAGTCTTGTACTTCTTGCGGAGTATTCTTTGGTAGTAACAAATTCCAGCAAGCGTAGACATTTAAGTTAGGAATATAATTTTTCATTAGTTTAGTATTTTCTAGACCTATCATAGGCTGTTCACCTGCAAGTGCAATTAGTTTAATTTTTCCCGATTTAACCATTTGTGCACCTACTGCAATAGGAAATACACCAAACTCAACTTGACCTGCTAATACATCTGTCATAGCCTGAGCAGGCCCCTTGTACATAATAGTTTCAACTACATCTTTGTTAGGTTTAACACCTGCTACCATGTATTCAACTGCTAGTCTATGTGCGGCACCACCTACAGCAAAATTAAGTGGACGAATACCTGATTTAACTTCAGCAAGTAATTTCTCAGGAGTATCAATATCACTACTTAATCTAGCATAAAATCCTAAAGGACTTTTACCCATATTAGTAACAGGTACAAAATCCATAGCATTAA